ACCCATTGACTCTGCTCTTATCCATCTGTGCCTAAATCCGTCAGGCGCTGCGGGTGCATCCAAAGATGATGGTGGCTTATACTCTTTTAGACGTTCAGTTTTTGTCCGAGTTTCAGCCGCACGAGAAAGGTTTTTTTCGTTTTCTTTTTTCATATGCTTATGCTCCTTCCGTGAGTTTTAATTGTTTTGCATATTCTTCTAGTGGCACACCTAATTTTTTAGCTATTGCTACCTGTGATGATGTGAGTCTCACAGTTTTGCGACCAGACTTAACGCTTCTGTTAGCCGAAGCTACCGACTGAACGGCTCTGTTCGTTTGCTTAGTCTCAGTATTACCAAATTTATGACCAAAGTCAACTCTAATCCTTTTATCAATCTCTTGATAATAATCATTAGACTTGGGATCAAAGCCTTCTTTTTCTACTAAATCCTTGTGAATTTCGAATGCAGTAAATGTCATGGCTCTGTCTGTTCCGAACCATCTATTTTGTGCAGCCCAATCTTCAGCCATAGGATCAGCTTGAGGCATTTGTTGTGGTGTTTGCTGAGGTAGTTGTCCACCATCAGATAGTTTTACAGGAGTTTCCTGTTCAACTGGTCTTTCTTCTTTTCGTTGCTTAAGTTTAGCACTTTCAAAAGCTAACTCAGCAATTTTTTTATTAGCTAAAACTTGAGCTGATGCGTCACCGGCTTCAATGGCTGTGGCTAGTTGTTTTTCTGCCATTTCCATTCCGCTAGTTACATTTTCTTCAAATTTAGCTGCATAATCAGAATCAACTTTATTAAATCTTTCCTGATCTTGTTTTCTTTTAGATTCAACAGCAGCAGCATATTCGACAGCAGCAGCTTCTCTTCTTTCTGCTTCTCTCATCTTACGTGTAAGTTTTGCAATTCTATTTTGCACACCTTTGCCGTAGTCTTCTAATTTTTCATCTTCTTTTTTTTCATCAATTACTGTTTCTTCTTTTACTATTTCTTGTTCCGTGGTTTCTGGAGCAGTATCAACTACCGCTTCCTCTTTTGTTTCTTCTACAGATACATCGACCTCTGGGCCGGATGTATCTAAATCAACTTGAATGTCTCCTAGTGATTTTTTTATTTCTTCTGGCATAGTGTCTCCTTCCGACTATGTTAGTATTTATGCAGGATATCTGTTGGATCCTGAACTGTTGCTAGTATTTCATCGTCATTTAATAAACGAACTTCTCCACCTTCAATTTCAATTCTTGATCCAGAATAACGTGCGAAGACTACCCAGTCTCCCACCTTGCACCATGGACCATCATTAAATCTGTTAGTGTCTTTATAACAATCAGGTCCCATAGCAATTACGTTTCCGCATTGTGATGCAACTTGTTGTCTATCGATTGTTTCAGTTCCTAATAAAACTCCACCTTTAGTTTTCTCTTTCATTCTAAAAGGTAAAACTAACATACGCCAACCAGTGGGTTGAGGTAATTTAGTAGTTTCAGTAGTAATTTCTTTTACTGGTTCTTTCTCGTATTTGTCGAGCAATCCGTTTTTAGTTTTTGGGACTTCTTCCTTTGAGATCGACGACTGTTCCTGTGCTTTCATTTTTTGCTCCTTCATCTTGTTGCAGGGTAGAGATTTCCTGACGCACTGATTCCAATGCGTTTATCTGTCCTATTATATACTTGTAAGTTTCCATCTTGTCAACACCTCCTGATGTAACAGATAGAGACAACTGAGTTATCCTTCTTTCAAGTGCTTTTTGTAATTGTGCTAGTATTTGTTCTGGTTCCATATTAACATTTCCACCTTCTCCGTGCTTGTCTGATTCGAGAATTAGGATCGTTTTTTGTTTTAGCTGACGAGTTTCTTAATTGACCTGCGCTTCTTGCACAGTACGACTTACGTCGGTTTGCAGCTTTTGACCCTTTTTTCACTTTACCAGTCACGGCTGTTTTTAATTTACTTCCAGGATTTGCGGCCCTGTAAGCTCTTACACCTTTAGCTGTCATTCCAGCTCCGGATTTTGTCTTTCTATAATTAGCACCCTTACCTGTAGTGGTTTTTCTTATAGATTTATCGGCCATTATTTTTTACTAATTACTTTTTTTAATACTTTAGCTTGACCCGCATGTAACTTAGATGCTTTTTTCAGACCTTTGATAACTTTTTTTACTTTACCTTTTTTAGATTTGTCCATTAAGCTGTCTTTGTTTTTTTCTTTTTAGGTTTTTTAGCTGTCTTAGCACTGTTTATAAATGCTTGTTTTGTTGGTGCACCTTTAGTTCCAACTTTTCTCATCTTCTCACCTGAGCCAGCTTTGATTCTCTTTTTTTTAGCTGCAATATTTGCGTATAATCCTGGTTTAGCCATTATGCTTTTCCCCCTTTTTTATAACCCATTATTTTTTTAGCAACTTTTGGGTTTTTAGATGCTAACTTGTTCATTCCTTTTGATGGGTATTTACCTGTAGGTCCACCGTTTTTTAAACCTAATGATTCTGCTCTTTTTGAATCCATCATAGATTTAGTTCTTTTGTTCCCACCTTTTTGAGTTTTATTAACTACTACTTTTTTTCTCATTACATTTTTCCTTTAGTTTGTAATTGCAACACACGCTGGACATGTTCTTCTATATCTTAGATGAGATCCGCAATGCGTTGGTTGGGTTAGTTTAACTTCTTCGTAAACCGGTACATCCGGTTCGGGTACTTTTGTGTAAAACTCTATATGTTCATCAACTTCATCACACTTACATGCTTTGATATTAAATAGATTACAAATAAAGTTTTTTAACTTTTTAAACATTAATCTAGAATTTTAGATATCTTTTTATTAGTATCTTTAAGAGGGACTTTAGTTCTAACACTTAGCTTACCTTCTGCATCTAAATTTTTCATAACTTTGTCTTTATCTGAAACTACGTTATCTTGAATATCTCTTTTTTGTTTTAATTTTTTTCCAGGTTTAACAGAACTAATAGTAGATGATGTTTTTTTACCTTTGTTTAATAAAATTTTACTAATACCTCTTATTGCTGCTCCAAATCCTGCCATAATTATTCTCCTCTCGATTCGTCTCTTCTATCTTTGAAAGACTGAGATTTAGTAGACTCTTTACCATCTCTTGCTAAAGACTCATCTAATCTATCATTTGCATTTTGTTTCTTAGGTGTTGACTTTGCAGTCTTACCTGAAAATCTTGAAATGTAGGGTCTTGTTCCATAATCGTTTCTCATAATATTTTCTCCTTAATTATTTTTTTTTAGAAAAAGGAAGTGTAATAGTTCTAATAATTTCCTTTGGAAAAGACATAAAATCTCCTCCTGGTTTTTTTCTTATACCATTTTTTATACCAGCTACATCTTTACCAGCATCTTTAAGAAGTTTTTGTTGGTCTTTTATACTTGTCATTTTTTTCCTCCATTCTTAAAAATTTGTGTTCCCTTTATACCATAAATACTCGCCACGACAAGGATCCATAAATTTGTAAACCATTTCGGAAGCTCTGAAAACATCTCAAAAAAAAGTTTTACCTTGTCCATTGCTGCCGGATCGTCTGATACGACTGCCCAGGCCAGAATTGCTATGGGCAAACTTAAAATTATTAAAACTGCCTCGTCCTTCCAATCTGACTGACGGGCCTCTAATAATTTTCCCTGGTAAGCTTCCTTACCTTCGGCCATACGGGATGCGTGCATAAGCTGTGCATCTGACATAGCCATTTTCGTTCTCTGCTTGTTAGCGTAAATTTTACTACCAGCAGAAACGGCTAATTTAATTGCCGACAACCACATGTTAGTACCAAGTAGCTTTTTTACTTTTTGCAGCTAACATTCTTTTATTGCCTTTAACTTCAACAATATTACCTTGTGCAATATAAGAACCTCTAGCTCTAAAACTTGATTTACCTCTAGGGTCTATTTCTAAGTTTTGAGAAGGTGTTTCTATATCTACTCCGCCACTACAGTAGCCATCTTTGTTAACTCCAACTGCTTTTGTTATTTTTGGGTCCTTCATAATTTTCTCCTAAGTTTTAATACACTATCTACGTGGGCCTTTCAAGACATTTACGTCTTGGGCTTTCATAGCATCTGAGGTTAATTTAACTTCTGCAGACATTTCAGACTTAGCCATAGAGGTATCAGCTCTTAAATTAGCCAAATCTTGATTCTGTTGTAGTTTTGCTTCATCTAGCTGTGAACCTTGTAAAAACTTAGATTTATCTAAACTTAATCTAGCTTCATCTTCTTTAGCTTTACGTTCAGCGTCCATAGCTTTAAGATCTACTTCTCTTTGTTTTAATTTAAGTAATGGGTCATGATCAAACTGAGATGTAATTTCTTTTTCTTCTTTCATAAACTCTTCAGTCATGTCAGCAATCAAAATAGCTTTTCTAGATTCTATCTTTTGAGATATCTGTTGAAACTGTTGTTGAGCTTGTGGGTTCTGAACTGCAGCTTGTTGTAGTTGTGGCAACATTTGCATTTCTTGTGGAAACTCTAATTGAACTTGTTCTTGAGCCATTAAAGATAAATGTTCCATAATATTTTTTTCTAACGCTGCAGTAATGCTGGGATTGTTTCTAACAAAGTTACTAGCCATAAAATTTAAATGAGCAGTAACATGGGCTCTATGATCTTGTCCAGGAAACGCTTGAAAAGGTTTTTGTCCCATTGCATCAATATGTTCTAACGCCGGATCTTTAGGTTGATTTGGTGGGGGCGGTGGTAAAATTCTATCAATATCCTTTACACCAATTGCTGTGTACATATTTCTATAAGCCATATACATATTATGCATTGGCGGATTAGATTGAGCTAATTGTAATTGAGTTTGTGCCATAGATATTCTTTGACTCATTGAGAATATATTAGGATCCGCTACCGGTAACACGTCAACTCTTTCATCAAAATCTGTTGCTTTAATATTTCTTGCGGCACCAACTACATCGTATGGATATTCAGGAGGTAAAGATTCACCAAATATTTTAGCCAGTAATTTAAATTCTTGTTTAAGACCTACGTACAATCTTTTGTGTATCGCTGACATCACTCTTGAACCACGTTCTAAAAGAGCCACAGTTGTACCAACAGCCGCCTGCTGATTCCCGTCACCAACCTGCATGTCAGCAATGGACGCGAATCTTTGTCCTGCTTGAACTACAATTCCCATCAACTGTAATAAAGTCTGTGATGGTTCTTTGTAAGGTAAGAATACGAAAGCATCTTTTAAATTACCACCTGGAGTGTCAACGTCTTTAAATTCTCCCGGTTGTATATTAGCGGCGTCATCTTTTACTCTAACACCTCTTTGTTTAAATCCTGCTGGTAAGTTTGATAATGTACCGGCATCTAATAACTGACGCAGAGCTGCAGTTGCAGTACGACTCAAACCACCAATCATATGAATTAATCCTAAACCATAAAATCCTAGTCCTGGTAAAAATTTAAAATGAACAAAGTAATCAATTTTATTTTTCTTTGGATTATCAGCTGCAAAGTTTCTTCTGATAGATAAAAGTTTTCTACTACCTTCTTCGACTGTAACGATGTAAGGTAATTTTATTCCAGTTGGTTCGCCATCAGGCCCAACATCTTCAAAACCTTCTAAATCTAGATTAACGTGGCATTCTAGAAGTGTGTACAAAGGATCTATTCTTTGAGATTTACTAACACCTTCAACTTCACGTTCTTTTTCTTCAAGTTCGTTTGTGACAGTGCCAGTAGGTTTTGTTAATTCAATATCAGAATAAAAACCAGAATACATCTGCTTTCTTAAATCGTTTTCTGACATCTTAACAACGTGGATGACTGCTTCCGCATCGTCTAATGAGGTAGCCGTGTACGGAACAATAAGGTCATCGGCTGGAACAAATTTTGATACTGCTCGTCCCAGTAAGTCGTCATAGTAAACTTTTTTAAATGTTGAACCAGATAATGGAAGATAAAATAACATTTGATCAAAATCAGATTCATACTCTTTCATCTGATCCATTATTTGATAGTTCATAAAATTTTTAACTCTTTGAGCTTGCATTTCTTTTTGTGGGTTTGTTGCACCCATAACCATAGTTCTTACTGGTCCATCTGCAGGTAATAATTCTTTATAAGCTAATGATTGAAACTGAGTAACAGCTTCAGCTAACACGGGGTGAGTTGCACCACTTGCTCCTTGAAAAGGTTCTGTTCTGTTTGTATATTTAAATCCTAAAAGATCTAGGCCTACAATGTAAGCTCTTTCCCATTCAGCACGGGATGTTTTGTACTCCATGTAATCCGCTTGTAGTTGATTACCAATGACACTTGTGTCTTCTTCAGGAAGTAATTCGTTTAAATTGGCAAAGTGATCTCCGCCGTCTTCTGGCATATCAACTTGTGATGGGTCAAAATCAATTGTTGCACCATCTTCATCTTCTAAAATTTCTACTGCGCTTTTAGGATTATCTTTAATCTCCTCAATATCAATTTCTTCTGCGACTTCGTCTTCGGGTCTTGCACCGTTTGGAAGTGTCTTATCTATATCTGCCATATTTATTCTCCTGTATTGGTTTATCTTGTTTCTTGTCTTTAATCAAGCCTTGAGGATTTGGTCCTCTTAAAGGTGGGATTTCTTTTAACTTAACATGTTTCATGTTTTTTACAAGTGTTGGATTTTTATAAGTCAATTTCTAAACTCCCAATTCCTGAAAACTGTCTATTTTTTGCTCTATCAGCATTTTTTCGTGTTTCTAAATCTAATACTCTTTGTTTTGCTATTTCATAATCTTTGGTAGCTTGATCTACATTTAAATTTGATTGTACTACGGGTTGCATAAAATCTGTATCTAACATTGAAAAATCTTGAGCAACTTTTTTATTTATTTGATCTTGTTTAACAACACTCCTTGCTTCACGCTCTTCTGAGTTTAATGTAAAAACTTTTTTTGTATCCCCTATTACACTTGTTCCAATAAAACCTTCTTCTAATGCTTCTAGCATGGGTTTACCTTTTTTGTATGCTTGATAAGTATCGTAAGCAATAAGAGGAGCTCCTACTGCAACACCTAAAGTTTTAAAAC